CCGTGGGAAGTCTGGGAAGCATACGACATGAATGGTTGGGAGGCTAGCGCAGTTAAGTATTTAATGCGCTGGAAAGACAAAGGTAAGCCACTAGAAGACCTGTATAAGGCACTACACAATGTTCAGTATTTAATTGCACGTGAAGAAAGGAAACAACATGTACAAGCTCAAAAACGTGAAGGGCAGTCTGCCAAAATCTTTGAAGGTGTCCTTCAGCAACTACAACAGCGCACGTTCAGCACTTCGGAAATTCATGAGGAAGCAAGCGTCCCTGAAGTCGGGGGAGCATCTACCGATGTACATCATTCGTAGTTTTGGCTACGACATTGTACGAGTAGCATAAAGAAAGGGGCCTAGCGCCCCTTTTTTATTCTTTAATTTTTAGTTGTAATGTAGAGTATACTTCAGCCACTGTACGTGGCTTTTTTGTTTTCTTATCTTCAAAGATTGGTAGGTTAGCTTTATACTGACCTGGAGACACAACATCTTTGATTGATTTCTTAGGAGAAGCAGCTAATAGCTTTTTCGCTCCATCAGCTCCTAGAAAATGTGCTGCATATAGCTGTGTATCTGTGGGGTCAGATCCAAGATATTGTTGTAGTTGTTTCTTATTGTCTTCTGTAAACCTCTCAACTACTTGTCTTGATTTTTGGGGATCAAACCTATCTTCTAAACTAAACCCCAGACCATACTTCTTATTGTAGTCTTTCCAAGTATTTTCTGTAAATTGATATAGACCTGCGGCACTACTAGTTTTAGCCTTAGCAGCAGCCATCCCACTACTTTCAGCCTGTGCTAGACGTTGATAGTAGTCTGGTTTAGCGGGTGGTTCAGCATTCGTAACTGTCCCAGAAGAGACGTTACTAGTAGTTGCACTACCTTTTCCGAGGAACTTTTGGAAGTCTTCCCAAACACTCATATTAGTTTCCGATCACATCTACGCCTTCAGCCTCTAGCTGAGATACGGCATCACTTACAGAAATTTTCTTCTCTGCTGCATACCTAGCTACATCAGCCATACTTGCTGTACGTTTCCCACCGCCAGTGATGCCTGCGTTAGCAGCAGGGGCTGCACCTGCAGCACGTTCAAATTCTGCAGTGAAAACATCACTAGGTAGAGCAGAGCCTTTGATGTCAAAGTTCTTAATAAAGTTTTGACGTAGCTGCTGAATGGGTGTGCCAGTAGTTAAAGACTGGACACGTAACATGTCGTCTACAGCAGAAAGTACTTTGTTGCTTTCTACAGGTTCAGTTAGTGTTGCAATGTTTGCAGGAGGACCAGCACGTCCTACAGGACGAGGACGGTTGTCTGTGCGACGAGAGACGATTTTTAGTGGTGAAGCACCTGTTTCGTCAGCAAAAGAGTTGTCTGTGGTTTTACCTGCATTCAAGAACGTTTCGTTATCTCGCTTAAACTCTAAGAAAGCGTTCTTTGCTTTGTTGCCGTGCCCTGTTGTGCTGTATAACATGAAGTTAGCACTCTCATTAACAGACTTTACAACACCTGCTTTGTCTGCCTCTGGAAGACGACTTAGTGTCTGACTAATGATTGACGTACCTTTAGCTAGTACCTGCTCTGTGTTTGCAGGGTCATGGAAACTACTTGCAACATACTTAGCTAAATCTTCTGCTGTAGTACTAGTAACAGCGCCTGTAATAGCACCTGTGCGTAACTTCTCATGTAGCTGCTGGTTTACAGAAAGAGATGCTAAACGCTCGTTTTTAGTAGTAGGAGGTGGTGTTACCTGTGATACTTTGTACTTGTCAATTTGTCCCAGTAGGTTAGTAAACTCTTCTGTGGTAACTCCTGACAGCACTTTCTCGCGCAACATGTTTGCATGGTCAATGATAGCTGCAGCACGAGGATAACGCCCACGTGCAGTGTTATACCCTTGCGTATCACCAGACATACCTAGCTGTGCAACTACATCAGCAGGAATGCCTAGGCTGCGCACCATGGTGTCTACAATGTTTAAACGCTTTTGAATAACAGTTTCTCTGTCATCCTTAGTTGCAACAGCAGTTAACCAACTGGCAGGATTCTTAGTGTAAAATTCGGTTTGCTCTTTATACCAAGCATCAAGAACCCCCTTAGCAGTTTTAACCTTATCTGCATCTGCTGGAGTTGTACGTGCTTTAGTGTTAAGTTTAGCCACAGCCTCAGTATATTGTGCATCTAGTAGTTGTAGCACAGACGTACCTGCATCGGCAATGAGCTTTTTATAATCTGCGTTGTTTTTAACAGACTCAGGAATGTTTCCAGAAGCAATGTCTGCACGAGACAGCTTGAAAGTGTTCATTAGCTGCGCATAAACTTTTGAGTTGTTTGCAATTAGAACGTTGCCAAAATCACCGACAGTAATTGTTGCAAAGTTAAGAAGTTGATTTCCACCAGCTTTAAGAGCAGCCTCTGCTTCTTCTTTAGATCGTGCTTGTTGTACAGAAGCATTGGCTAGTTCTAGCCGCTGATCTGGAGGTACGGCTTTAAACTCAGCCATTGCCTGTGTTTCACTAGCGCCACCTTTCACACGATCTTTTACGTAAGCTGCTAGCATTGCCTCTTGTGCTTTCTCAAAAGCCTTACCTGCTGCTTCTTTTTGCTTTTCGATGTAGTTTACATCTTCGTACAGCTTCTTTACAGAGTATAGTTCTAGTCCTTCTTTACCAGTAACTTCTAGAGCTACTTTACGAAACGCATTAGCAAGCCCTGGATTTTGTGTAATGTACTGCTTAAGAATCTTTTCTGACCGACTCATAAACTCATTGTAACGCTCAGGCACTGCGTCACGAGCAGCCGCTACCTTTTGTTGCTCAGCACGAAAACGTGCAACAATTGCGTTTTCTTCTTTTTTAGCAAACGTTGTGGTTGCAGACCGCACAGCCTCCGGATCTTCTCCTGCTACTACTACACCACTACGGTACGCATCCACCCTAGATGGTATTTCACCCATTTCTTCTTCATAAGCAGCTTTTGCTGTAATGTCTGCTTGTTTAACAGCGTCCATTTCTGCTTGTAAAGAGGCTACTTGCCCTTGTAAATCTTCACGTAGTTCTGCTTTTTTAGAGCCTACATACACACCAAACATAGTGTCAGCAACTGTACCAAGCGTTGTGGTAGTAGCCTCTGCTTGTGCCCGCCCTGCCCTTGCAAGAAGTTCAGGGTTAGCCATCTGTGGTTCTACGCTACGCGTAATGTCTTGACGATAAGTAGCCATTGATTATTCTCCGAAAGGATTTGTTACTAGTAAACGATTTTTGTGTGAAGACATTTGAGTAGCCCACTTTGCAAACGCTTCTCGCCCAACTGTATCGTAAGAAGTGTTGTCTTTAATTAGACGTTTAATAAACTGTCTGTCAGCCTCAGGAAGTGGTCCCATAACAGCTTCTGCTGCTGCATAGTTTTTATTCATTCCGTCAGTGTCGCCGTCTAAATAAGCCTTACGAGCCAAACCTTCTAAACGCATTACGGCATCAGCATATCGCTGCATAGTTGCTGCGTAAGCTTGTTTAGTTTCAAACACTGTAGAGCTTTCATACGCTTCCGTGCTTTGGAAACCAATTGCTTGTGCAAACAATTCTGTCCACGACAGTTTAGCAAGAGGATCACCACGTCGGTTTAGAACCATGTTGTTAGCGTGGTAGGCCCAGTATGCTTTGTCAATGTTTCTCCATGAAGAAGATAGACTAGCACCAGCGGTGGATAGTGTCTTAGCAAAGTCTGAAAGTGTCCATTCGTCTTTGTGCCGATAATCTAGGAAGATGTTAGGTAGTTCTAGAAGAGACACTAAAGTAGAGCCTGTTGGACCGGCTAACTTTTTAATGTCTACTTTATCTCCCTTAAACAAACTAAATACAGCATCTCCTAAGTCTTCATACCACTGAATAGAAGATAGTCGAGTACCTAACGCAATGTTAGTACGTTCGCCAGTTACAGTTTCTCCAATTGTAGAAATTAAACCAGCTAGTAGACCTTGTGTTAAATACTGTTTTTGTTGTTCACTAAGTACACCATTGAGCTTCTCACCCAACCAATCCTCAATAAAATCAGGTGTGGCGTTGTTATTAATACCATACAATAGGTAACTTCCTAGCGTTAGTCTGAACGCATCTTTAGTTGTTAAGGATGGCGCTTGTTTCCCCACTACTGCACTTGTTTGAGCTAGCAAAGTAGTACCAAGACGAATATTATGCTGTAAGAATTGCAGGGGAATGCCTAGCACACCTTGGGATAGTCGTGCTTCATTAACAGAAGCCATGTTTAATGTTAGGTCATCAGCACGTTGTACAATAAGCTGTAGCGCACTATCGGTGTTCCAAGCAACTCCTGGATTAGCAGCAATGTATTCTCGACGTGCAATTTCAAAAGCACCCACACGGTTAATTTCTTCACCTTTGTTGAAGAACATCATTTGTGCTTGGTTAAACTTTGCTTTACGTTTAGCAAAAATATTTAGTGCACCATCCGCGCCATTGTATACAGAAGAAGCACCAATGTTGTCTAACAGACCAACACGTTTAATTGCCTCAGCAACTTCGGAGAACTCTGTTTCTGTAATTGCACCCTTTTTAGCTACGTCAGTATTTTTAAATACCCATTTCCAAACAGACGGCTTATCTGACGACAAAGCAATTAGAATAGGCCGAATAGAGAATGCTGCTGCTAAACCGTGCTTCGGACTCATGCTAGTGGCAAGAAGCATTCCTGATGCCTGTACTGCAAGCTGTGCTGCTGAAAACATGCCTAGCATTAGTGTAGAGTTAACACTCTTAACCCAATCAATAACGTCTGTACGCCGAATTACTTGGCCTACGTGTGAAAATCCTGGCACGTTAATATTATTGGTTAGACTGTTAACGGCGTGTTGAATCAACTTTTCATCTACACTTTTAACACCTAATTGTGTAACAATAAAATCTTTAGTTGCTAACATTTGTCGGGGTCGAGCATCTGATAGTGCGTAACCCTTTGCATTGTTAACTACGTTAAAGAAAACATCTTCAGCACTTTTTGCGCCTAGTTTATCCCTAGGTGAAATTACATCTTCAAAAGTATTGTACCAACGTTGAATAGCATTTCTACGCCATTCATTAAGGGCTGTGAAACGAGCAGTGTTGCTAATTTCTGCCTCAAGACTTTGTAATGGACCTAGAGTTTCAACATCTACACTTCCTGTAGAAATAGACTTAATTCCGTTTTCAGAACGACCTGACCAAAACACTTTACCATCTGCGAGATTGTCACTACCAATACCAGTAACGTCACGAAAAAAGTTATCGTCTACCCGCGAGTAATTGAAGGTAGCTTTAGCCCCATCGAATTCACCGTTATTAATACGCTGTGCTAGATCATCTGCATTTTTCTCAAATACACCGAGTAGTTTTGCTACATCATCTGCCTTAACTAAAGCAGCAGAAGTACGAATATCTAGTAGTTTATTAAATCCAGCAACATAAGCAGCCGCATCTTTTTCAGATACAGCAGTTCTAAACGCATAGGATACGTCTTGTAGATCGTCATCAATAAGTTGCTTACCGTTAATCTTAATAAAGAATTCTTCGGTATATACACGGCTATAAGCGCCATCTACACGGCCCACAACAGTATTTACGTCGCCTATAGTAGCTCGATTAGGATCGACGGCTATACGTGTAATAGTGCCTTTATAATCACGTAGGTTTTGTCCTTTAGCATATTCATAAATTTGAATACCTTTAGCATCTAAAGACTTAAGAACATCGTCCGTAACTGTTACGTAGCTTTTAGACTCTACATCAAATACGCGTTTACCACGCATACTATCTAGCGACACAGGTTTAGCAGGTCCAGATAGTACGCCTAAATCGTCCATACCCACAACTACGTTATAATAACCACGTGCAGTTAGTGCGTTAGCGGCTTCTTTATTTTTAAGGTAGTATTCTACGTTACGCATAGTGCGGAACGCATAATATGCTTCAATTTCTTTATCTGCAGTAATACCTTTTTCACCTAGTTCTGCAAGCGTCATGTCTCGCTTAAGAACTTCAGTTTGTTTAAGAGCACTATTTACTTTGTCGATTTCGCCGCCATTCAGTTTATCAAAACTTTGACGAATAAAATCAGCCTGCACCTTACCAAACCGCGTCTTCTTGTACATTGACAATAGAGCAGGACTATAAATTGAGTTAACTGACGATAGACGTGGATTTAATTTTCCTAGATTTAAATGAATTTTATCTAGTTCTGACTGACTAATTTTACCAATGTCATCTACAAATACAGGCATGTCAGTTGTTTGCCGAACATAAAATCCTGTAGGCGCAGATTTCTTTTCCAGTTCAACAGATGCACGAGCGTACACGGCATCTTCGTATTGCTGTAAAAGATTGTCTGTCTTTTTATTAGGTAGATAAGCAGGAAATACACGGTTAACATCTAACATAGAAACAACACCAGTGGGTGTTTCAATTTGTTTTGCTAGTGTAACTCGCAGTCCTTGTTTAGTTAGTTCTTCGTTAATACCAAACCACTCAGCAAGTGCAGTGTCTTTCTTTGCAAATCCTAGCAGATCTTTAAAAGTATCCCATAGTTGGCTTAGTAAAGTAGTGTTTTTATACGCAATGCTATTTAGAAACACAGCTACTTTAGGCAACTGATTAATGGACCACAAACCAGACGTAGCAAACTCTTCAGTATTTTTAGTCAGGTAAGTTAGGTATCCTTTTAGTTCTTTGTCTTTTACTTTAGGAATTTCTTTAATTACGGCTGCACGTAGGTTGTCTAGTCTAGTAGTAATTTTACCTAGTTCACTACTTGGATTTAGCTTGCCATATTTAATTTTGTGCGACGTTACAGCATGAATAACCTCGTGCGTAAACACATTGCTACTACGATTACCATTGTACATTACTAGTACATCAGTACCCGGAGAATAGAAACTTACGTCGTCACCCTCTCGTACAATTACGCGGGTTTGCTTAGGAAGTAGATCTACAATTTTGTCTACTACTAGTTTTTCTGGCTCAGTTGCTGTAGCACGAACAGACGCCCACGCGTCTTTTACAGTTACAGTTTTTGAAGGATACGCAAGTTGTACATTGTTTGACGTAGCTGAAGCACGTACAGGCTCGTTTAGTAATGGAAACTGTTTTTTTACATCTTCTACAGTTCCAGAAGTACCAATTCGTGGAGCATATTTTACTTCATCAAGCTGTTTAGTTAGTGAACTAATTTGCTCATCAAGTTGTAATACAGCAGCGTCTACTTCGTCAGCTTTGCCAAAAGCAGGTACAACTTCTAACGTACCTTTTTTAATGTTTTTATAGTAATCAAGTGCTTCTTGTGCTGTAGCAAAGGGTAAACCAGCAGCATTACCGTATGTAACATCAATGCCTACTTTTCCAGTGTCTACGTTTGCCGATACTTTACTAGTAACAATTGAAGGGTTGTTTTCTGTAGAATAGATGCGCTGCAGACGTTCTTTAGTAGCAATAATTTCAGAGGCGTTAGCGCCACCTGTGTACAAAGTACCTTCTAAGTCCTCAATTGTTTTCTCTAACCGATTGCGCAATTCTGTCTGTACACCAGAAGAAACTCCGTCTAGTTCTTTTGATAAAAGAGTGCGAGCAGATGTAGCAGCATCTACAGCTTCTATAGTGTTAACACCTAACGTATTAGTTTTGCTTGAAATTTGACTTGCAACACTATCTACAACGGCTTTTTCGGCACCTAGTTTACGCGCTAAAGCAACTCCACGTGTAGTATTGACAGCAACTTTTGCACCTGCTTTTAGTAGTGAACCAAGCATTAAAGCGTCCATTGACGCAAATACAGCATCTACGTTTGAAGAAGCAAAACCTTGTAGTGCAGATTCAAAAAATCTACGTGTATTTTTTTCACCAACAATTGGTGTCAAAATATTGCTAATGTTATTAATAACTTTAGTTCGATCTTCTGGTGGAATAATGTTCAGTGTGTCTAAGAAAGCGTTTACACCAGATTGAAAAGAGAATGCACGATCACCTGTGTATCCAAGTTTTTCTAGCTCTTGGTTTAAAATAGGTGTTAGTCGGCCTACATCTGCAAAGGATTGTACGCCAGTTATGTCCATGGCTAACTGACCTAGAGTACTACGTTTATCGTAACTAGAAGCAGCTACTTCTAATGCTGCACGAGTAGCGGTATTTGAAGAGTAAATATTTGCAAGATTAATCACTTCTTCACGTGATTTTTTCATTGAAATACTAATACGCTCGATTACTTCTTCGGCGCTATCTTTTACATCGTCGTGAAAAGAAGGAGTTACTGGAGTAGTTTCAGCTTCTTGAATTTTACGAAATGCTTCTTCTACTGCAGGACCATTGTTTTGTTTTGCAAGTTCTAACGTAGCGTTTTTAAGCAGTAGTAGATTGTCTTGGCGAACTAAACGTGCACGCTCAGCAGCAACATATGCTGGCCCCATAGTTGCTGTTTGCTGTGCTACTTGTTCTACTGTGTTGCTATCGGCACCTAATAGAACAGCCAAAGTATTGTTAACTGCAGGTACTGCAGCATAATCACGTTCTTCAGGTGTATCGTAGATGTTTAGTTCTTCCATATGATCTCTTAGTATTTACCTGAAATTGGCACTAGTGGTGTTTGTTTTAGTAGTGTTTCGTAACCATCCATACCACTAAAAATAGTACCGCCTATTTTACCAATAGAACCATAGATAGCAGCATTACTAGTAGCTTGTGCACCTGCAAGAGCAGCAGAACCAATGGCTGTGTTCTGTTCAGCAATTTGTTGCATGTAGTTTAGGTTGCCTGCTAGCTGTGTGCCTACGCTAGCTACACCACCAGCCAAACCACTGCTACCCATGCCCCCTGTCTGTGCACCTACGTTAACCATAGACGCTTGTGCTAGGCGTGCCTCACGAATCTGCTGGCGAACAGAACGAATGTTTTGAATCTCAGCTTTACGAGATTCAGCAGCATATTGTCGTTCAGCAGCCCTGCCTGCTTTACGTTGTTCACTTGCACTTGCAACAGTGCCTACAGCAGCAGTACCAGCAGCAATGTATGCTAATGTAACCGGGTCCATTCCCATATTATTTCTCCGTAGAACAAGCCATTAAAAGAACACCTTCATGTTCTTTGATAGGCGTAAAGCCAAACATTGTTTCAAACTTAATTAGTTTCTTATCGTCAGATGGAATAAGAACAAATACTTCTGTGTAGCCACGTTCCCGTAATTCTTCTATAGCTACATACCAAGTATTTATACACTTTAAATATACACGCTTATTCCACACATGTACTTTAGCATGTGCAAACACTTTGTTTTCGTAATATTGAAAAGTTAGACTTCCGTCTTCATCTTCCCAAAATACGTCATACATTTGACGACCCCACAAAGGTACCTGTCCAACCCACAATCTTCATATCTTTACCGGGCTGAGAGCTATACTTAAACTGCACAGCTTTACCACGCCCCCGTAACTTATTCTTGCTAATTACCAGTGGATAGCCGTCATCAAATATAGTGGATGGTGCAGCAAAGAAGGGACGTGGTTGACGATAGACTTGCACCTCATCTGCCCACTTACCTGCGTTAGCATTGTCTGTAAAGTCCCAACGGCTTTGCATTAGACAACCACTTTCGTTATAAGGCACACCGTTAGCATCAAAAGATGTTTCAGTGCGCTTCATAAACACAGTTAGGTACATGCCAGTCTTGGTACGTGCAGGACCATTACCACCCATGTTGTAGCCAGTAATAAAGTAGGCGTCCATTTCAGAACCACCAAGACTATACCTAAACCAATCTTTAAATTTAGTGGCACTATCTCGCTCGTTTAAAAAGTCAGCAAACGTTAGCGAATAATTATTAGAAGATACAGGATGTAATGCAACAATTTTAAACGTTTTACGAGTACCATTAAGTACAGCAATATTAGCAACTACATCATTAGTGCTTTGATTTACGTCATCATTACCTACATATACATCGTAAACTAAACTAGTTTCGTTAGTTTCTTTAGTTGCCTCAATAGATACAGGAATAACACCTACAGTAGTATCAATGCTAAACCAATACCAAGCATTTAATCGTAAATCTAATGCTAGTACACTGTTTTTATTAAAACGTCCAAAACTAGTATTTTCTGTAGGAGTTGAAGAGTACAGCCAGTAAATAAGTTTGTCAGTAGCGTTATAACTGCCTTCTACGTATAATTTACTAAGTACAGGAATATCTTGATAGAACGACTTTATGTTCTGGTCGCTAATGTTACGGCTAGAAAACTCTGCACCAGAGTTGCCAGGAGCTACTGCATAAATACCGCTGTTAGACCAATAAAGCAATGTATCCTCAACTACTACCACGCTTTTAGTAGATACACAGCCAACAGAAGATACCCGCTCAACTGAATAGCTAGCAGCAGTAAAGCCACGATCAATCCCACTGATGAACCAAACCCCGTTCGTGGCAATGACCATGATACCTCGTCCAAGCGGCTCAAGAGCGAGGATCTCACCGCTATCAGGAATTTCAATAGTACCGCCATCATCATCTTCCAAATCACTAACAACTTCTGAGGTAGGATCGTTAGACTGGTAACAATCGCCTACCTTATTAATATCGTCTAGCACTTGACTAAAGTAAACCGTACCTAGTTGCTCTGTAGTGGGCATACCTGCATACCATGTGCGCCCTGCAAAGAATGCACATACGCGAGGGCGATAGGTAATGGTTGTTACAATACCACTGCGATCTTGACTAAATGCGTTAATAATAAACCTGCCTTTAGGTGCAGGTGATGTACCAAAGTCTTGTTTGTTTAATACGCTAGCTGAGAAATCGTCGTTTGTGTCTTTACCAAAAATCCAGCTTTTGCTATTAGCAGGTAACGTACCTACAGCAGACTCATACGTATTAATCTGTGTATCAGTCCAGCCTTGGTTGTATAGGTTGTATTTAGCTTGTGTTAGTAAACCAGCAGATGTCCATTCTGCTGATGTCTTCTCTACGTTTACAGCATACGGGCTTTGAAAGCCTACAAAGTCACGAATCTTAATTGTAATTGTAGAAACACTAATTGTGTCTGTAGTACTGTTGTATGTAATTACAAGAGGCTCAGTGCTTTTACTAGTAACAATGAGTTTACCGTAGGTAGATGCAAAACTACAGATAGACGTTCCTGCAGTGTCGGGGTTACCCGGTGCAGTGTAAGACGCAAGGTTTACAGTGAATGCCTTCTTAGTATTACTTACGGTACCAGATGCAGCACTGTAGAAATGCAATGTGGTACCCGCTTGTACCACCATAAAGTCTAGGTTAGAGTTACCACCAACACTAGTCCATACACCACTAGTAAATGCCCAAGTATTCTTTTGTTCTGCTGTAATGCCTAAAGCAGCAAGGGCATAGTTAGTCTCATAGTCAAGACCGTTCCTACGCTCAATGCTGCCATCAATAGTTGGCACTACGTTTACGCCCTCTTTCCAAGAATTTTCAGGCGTAACAAAAAAGCCGCCTTCAGTGTTGAGGCCACCTACGAAAGTAAACGCATCCTTAACTGCGGCTTGTACTGCCATGTTACATTACACCTTTCCACTTGTGCTTATTAACGTCAGGCTTTTCTTCAGCAATACCTAGCTGACGTTTAGCTCTGTCGCCTGCTTCTGCAAGTTTTACCAAGCGTTGTTGACGCTGCATAGCGTCTTCTTTTAGCATTGGTTTTTGTTTAGGCTGCGTTTTCAACTTCAATACCTTTTTGTTTAGCAATGGTAAGGATACGCTCCTTACGAGTAAACAAACCTTTAAGGTCATCAGGCACTTGACCACGCATAGAATAGCGGGCTTGATATAGACCTACAGGGGTCATTTCAATAACTAGCTTATTAACAATGCCAGATTCTTCACGCACTTCTTTACGCTCTTTAGCTGCTTGTTTCTTCTCAGCAGCTTTCTCCATTACTCTATCGTATGCAGATTTATTTACGTCCATAACTCACCTTAGTGTTGTACTTAGCTTCACCGTTTTCATTGCGCCAACTTTCGTTACGCATTGCCATACGGCCCCTAGTTGCTTTACGTTCTTCCCTTGCGTTACTTTGTTGTTTGAGGTTTACGAAGGCTTGGCTTTTAGCTTCTGCTAACAGCGTTGGAAAAAACTTCTCAGGAATGTTGGGTGTGAACGTGTCTAGATGCGTCCAAGTAGCTTCACGTGTGCCATAGACAGCCGATTTTGATGCTTGTAGTGTGCTGTCAATAGACTGATTGTAACCATCAAAAATAATGTAAGTGTCATCATAGCTTGTCCAATACTGAGGGTCTTGGTTGATAACGTAGCCTGCGCTATTAATAACACCTGTCTGTGCTACGCGCTGTGAAATGATGGTGTGAAATGTTTCTGGGTCTGCGTAGGTAACTTCTTTTTTGTTGTATTTAATCCATTTAATTTTATTCCATGTATCAGGAATCTTCATTTTAGTTGGATTGTTTAAATCGCCTAAGCCATCTAAATTACCTAACACATATAAGAAAGGCCAGTCACGCTGGCTAAGAAGTTCAAAGTACGCTTCTTTAATGAGTTCAGCGACTTGAATAGATTCTACTGTTTCGTCAATAGAATCCACCGGGTCGCTGTCAAGTGCAGAAAGAATGTTCTGCGTCATTTGTAGGAGTGTTTGCTTAGCCATAATTAAGTGGGATCAACTAGAAGAATGCTGAAGCCAGCTTCTTTAGGCGTAATGTTTGTACCTGAAGAAGTACCATCACCGCCAACGTGGATAGAAACAATGTCATTGGCAGCTAGCGTAGTGTACCCAACTGCACTAACGTTTAAAGTATCTACGTTATTAGTAGTTTTCTTTACGTATACTTTACGAGCAGCAGGGGTGCCGTTTACGGCGTAATGAAAGTTGTAAGCTGCACCACTTGAAATGGCTGCAGTCTCAAATACAATCCAAAAATCTAGCTGGTAAACACCAGCTTGTAGTACAGTAATTTGACCGTTGGCAGCATCCATAGTCACTGCCTGATTACCGTTAGCAGTCCAAGCACCTGTTGGATTTAGTTTTGCTTTAGCACTGGAAGCTGCAAGAGTTTGTGCTGTAGAGCTAGCCGTAATGTACATGTCACCGTAAGCATGTCCCGCAGGATATTGCCAAACACCACTACCTGAGCCGTTGGCAATGTATACTTTTCCAGAAGCAGCAGTGGAAACTCCTTTTGGTTCATGAAGATTCGGATCAGTGAGTGCACTATGTTGTACGGTTGCCATCTATTACTCCAAAAGGAAACGGAGAAGCCCCCGTAGGAGCCTCCCCGTTATGCTACATTAAAGGTAGCGAACTACGATGGTAGCGGTACCGGCAGTGAAAGTGCCAGTGAAAGCTACGTCTAGGGTGTCGGCAGCGGCGTAAACCTTGCCTAGACCACGGTTGGTAGCAGCATCACCGATAGCGTAAGCACCAGCAGCGCGAACAGTGGCACCAGCAGTTAGGTTAGCAACAGCGCCTTGAGTAGCTGAAATCCAGCCATCAGGATCAGTGCCGTCACCTAGTTGCACGTCAGTACCACCGGCCCAAGCGGTACCAACCTTCATTACCACGTCTAGCACAACAGCGCCAGCGGGGATATCGATGGTAGCACCAGAGCTTTGATAGGTGATGGCTAGATGGGCTTCTTTAACAGCACCATCGTGATCATACACACCAGCAACGTTACGCTCGGGGATGTTAGCGCCAAAGCCTACAACTAGGCCGTCAGCGTTAGTCCATGAAGAAGCACGGGTCATTTTCTATTTCCTTTCAATTAGATGGTGTTCTTGGTGATAACAGACACCAGACACTCAGGACGATATAGCTTTAGACCGAAGCGGGCGTTCATCACGTACTCATCACGACGTAGGTCTTTGTTGCGCTCGTACTCTACGCGGGGTAGCTGACGATAGGCACCAACGAAGGGGGTTAGGTCGCCACCAACAGACATGAATAGGTTCACGGTGGGGGTAGCAGGAACGGTAACACCGCCTAGGCTAGAACCAGCAGCTTCGGAAGCAGCAGGTAGGAAGTTGGAAACATAAACGTCGAAACCGAAGATGTTGCGGATGAAACGCATGCCGGTTACTTCGTTAACAAAGCCACCCTGAACAATACCCTCGAAAGCTGGGTTGTTGGTGAAAGCTTGTGCGCCAACTAGGGTGTTGAATACATATTCCTGTGAAGGATCAATGATTGCAACACGGGTACCACCAGCTTGAGCCTTGTCTAGGGCATACTTAGCCTTAGCAAAGTCAGATAGTGCTAGGACGGTAGAAGAGCTACCAGAAGCAACGAAACGATGGTCAGCACCGTTGATGGAGTTAGCGTTACCAGAGGTTTGCTGGTTGGCTAGAGAGAAAACAGAAGATTCTAGGTTCTCGTCTAGAGCACGACGCATCTTGGTGGGAAACATGCCGATTAGCTGTTGAGCGTAGTAGCTGTCCTGCTTAGCCTTATCGGTAATGTAGGTAGCTGATTCGACATAACGGTCGATGGTGAAGTTGAATTCACCAGTGTCCATTGAGTCGTACACAACAGGGGTTAGTTCGGCAGTCTCGCGCATTGGTAGTTCACCAACGGAAGGGATGGTAAACTGGTTGCCATCGGGGAAGCCGTTGAGCATACGCACGTAGCGAGTGCCCATGAGTTGTTCTTGAAGAACATCTTTTAGTTCAGCAGACCATAGTTCAGCACGAACTAGGTTTGCATCAACTTTTGCAAAATCTACACCAGCCATTTAATTCTCCTTATTGCCCAAAATATAGGGCGGGGTTTTGAGAAACAGTTTGTTGTAGCTTATATTGGAAATCTTGTGACCAGTAGGTTTTAGGATCTTCTTTACGAACCTTTGTTGCCCACTCTTTAGTGCCAACAATTTTACTACGATCACCACCACTAGAAGCTACAGAAGTAGTATTCATTGAGCCTGTATCCATGTTATTAGCAGGTGCAGTAGGTGCGCCTCCAAACAGGTTTACAAATTCAATTGGATCAGTTGCAGCTAGTTCCATTAGAATCTTTGCTTTTTCAGGGTTTGCAGCACGTTGTTTAAACATTTCTGCAGCCTTTTCACCAAACTTCTCTTTCATAAGAGCATCGGCTTTTAGCAGGTTATCCGTCTTAGACTTAGCAGCCTCACGACCCTCTAACGTCTTCTCTACAAGCTGTTGCACAACGTCAGGTGTAATACCTGCGACAGGAGGGTTGTCGTCCTCTGGTGCGACATTTTGTTTTGACATACGTTCCAAAACCTCATCAATAGTCTTGGCAGAAGCAGCCTGCTCACGTAGTTTGCGATTCTCTTCTTTGAGAGTTTCAATAAACTGATCAGCGTTGGTATATGCTTTTGCTAGCTCTTCGGGGGTTTTGTATTTTTGACCTTCACCGACAAGTGCGGTAAATAGTCCTGCATCAGTTGTCGCTGGTGCGGTGTTGGTGCCTTGGTTGTCGCCATTATCACCAAAGATTGTTGCATTGGTCATGCGTTTTAACTCCTAAAAATTGACAGCCTTAGAGTAGGCTTTTTTAAAAACGTCACTTTTTTGCTGTGTCGGGCAGTAGTGACATGACAAACTCGTAGGCTTTAATCTGTCCTAAATTGTACGCAAGTTTAGCATAATGGTTAGGACAGTCAAAATCATCCTTTTTAATACTAGTAATTTCTTCTTTTAATGTATTTAAAGTATTATATAATGCTTCTAATACATAACTACTGTTATTCCAAGCTTTAGTAAACTCTTCATTAGTACTATCTTTAGGTTTATTATTTAGTAGTAATTTATTCATATATTATATTAGTAATAATATACTAGTTTACATCATTTGTTGTTCCATGTCAATACCCTCTGGAGGCATTTCCTCCATGGGTATCTCTCCTTCAGGATTGACAGTGGCTTCAGTCTGGATGTCTTCAGACACTTGGTTCATTAAACGCTGGGTTTCAGCTTGTTCAAAGATCATTGCATTATCCTGCACAATCTTGTAGTTCTGCCAGCCTAGGTTCTCTTCAAGGGCCTTAGCAATTGCCTTACCGCTAATGTGCGCTGCTACGGTAGGAATGGCTTGTACAGCAACCATAGTCTGGTTTAGTTCCTGAATAAACCGTGCTTGCTCCCCAAAGTGACGTGCACCAATAGGATAGATCTTGCCAGCAGCCATCAGATCGTCTTTGGTGACTTCGACGAAGGATTCGGTGCCATAGTCCTCATCTACAGTGCGAATGCGCTCTACGCCTTCAAAATTGCGGATAGATTCGGCTAGCATACCATTAAGTAGAGGTTCTAGAATGTTACGCTCAAACCAGCTTACTTTGCTTTGGAAAATACGACCAGCAGCATTCTCAAGGCTTTGTACTTCGTACTTGGTCTTTTCACCGGGAGTACGGATGCCCATAGCTTGCTTAGGTGCACCAGCTAGTTCTTCCATCCGGTTCATAAGTTCATTAATTTGCAGATCTGCTTGTAAAGCAGTGGCATCTGGGCGTAAAAACTCTAAACCACCCTCATCTCCCACAAACACGGTTGCACCGGGTTCGTACTCAAACTCCTCAACAGTAGAGCCTTTAACCACCATCACTGGATAGGCAATCAGGTCAAACACGTCTGCCTTCAGGTTTTCTAGGTGGTCAATGCGATATTGCATACCTACTAGCTGATCAAGAGGACCTTGTGCCCATAGGTTGTCTGTACGTAGACGCCAGCCACAATGGAACATAGGTTTGCTGCCTGTCCACATTGGGTTGGGTTGTTTACGCAGAATCCATTTCCGGTCAATGACGGTGACTAGTTGATTACGTAGCAGTTGCTTTGTATCGGGATCATAGATGTCGCCCCAGAACTCTAGTAGTTCCACCATATCGCTATCTAGGTACTCATCAGCACTACCAAAGCCGTCGATAGCCATGTTAAGTTCTTTCTTGAACTCAGGATCATCGCGGTAGTTTTGACGGAATGCCATTGCTTTGTTAAGCACTGCCTTGTTGTAGTTTAGTGCAGGTTTTGTTTCTACGTCAGTCATCAGATCACCAATGCTCTTAAGCATACGGCGAACCACAGGAGTCTTGTCAAAAGTCTCTGCCAGTGGGTTAAATACAAGGTCAGTGGGGTTGATACGGTAGGCTTTGGGGCCAACATACCGGCTTACTACATTACCAGTATTGTCACTAATTACGTCGCGTACATAGTCATAGGTAACAACTACGTTACCAAAGTCAATGTAGTCGTATACCAATTGTGACACAAGAAGCTGAAAATTAGATGCTTTTAGCTTCTGTTTTAGGTAGTTGGTAATTGCATACCGCTTTTTAGTAAGTTCTGGGCTTTTGTCTGTAGCTTCCCAGAAAAACCAATTCTCAGATGGGAACAGTGCTGCCATGTAGTTTGCATGCAGGTTGTCCCGAATCTGAGTAAGTTTAGGCGTAACAGTGGAGTTTTTCCATGGTAGTTTGCTGTTACTAGTTTTACGTGTGTCTGTAGCAAATAGATAGTTACGCAGTTCTTGCTGGTCACTTTTCCATACGTTACGAGCATTATCCCAGCGTACCCACATGTCTGCAATTTTATTGGCTAGACTATCGTCTTCAAAAGACACTTGAATGTTTTCGTTCATATTTCCCTCTTAGTAGGCTACGCCACCAAATTTAGAATTAAAAGCAACTACGTTTGTTTTCTTACCCCATGTACGGCTAGATAATGGGGACTTACAAATCTCAACACATGAAGCCACAGCATCTTTTACGTCGTCATGCTCTGGGTTGTTCATAATTAGTTCTTCTTCTAGAATCTGGCAGTTACCACCTTTATAGTGCCAAATCTGGTTATTGTTGTAACGTGGTTCTAGAATGGCTGCAATGCGCTCTGTCTTGCTCATATTACGTGGAGGATTATATTCTTCCACTGTAAATACAATGTTTTGACTGCGCATATAGTCTTTAAACTGTGTAACGATTAACCGCTGTGCTGCAACTACTTCACAACGTAGTTTCTTAAATCGCCACTTTCTAAACACTGTTTCTGCTCGGTCATACATAACAGAAATTTTATTTGTTTTAAAGCGGTCAATATCTAGTATGTAGTAATTATTATCTTCGTCTACGCCTACTACGGCAATAACGGTATAATCGGAACTATGGTTGACTGTGTACGCAAAATCCATTGCTGCATACACATGCAAAAGTTTATCACCAAAATACCAAGCACCGCTAAAGTTTTCAATTTTATCTCGCTCATAATAGTTAAACCTGCTACGGTCAATAAGCTGTGTTTCTACAGCATTAGGGTTATTGTAATATTGAGCGTAAAATTGAGTAATGTCTAGATATTTAGCTTTTTTACGGGCTAGTTCTTTTGCGTCAAATCCAAATGTTTTACCATCTGTACGACGCTGTTTAGGCCAAAGGAACTCGCCATTAGTTTCTACGGTACGCTCAAACACCTCATAGACTTCCAACTCTACTTCGTCATCCGTAACGTCGTCAAAGTAAGTCTCAGTCATTTCCATCATATCTTTGTACAAATCGCCGGGATGGTAGCGTGTACCTACTGCCCATTCTTTTGCACCGGTAGATTCAATGGAAGAAAGCTGTGAGTAAAATGCTCGCACCTGCTCACGCCCTAGTTGCGTGTAAGCGTTGTCAGGCACCACTACGTCGTCTAGTACAGCAACAGAGCAATGTAGGCCCGTTACGTTAGCCGTAATACCTGCAGCCTTTACAGTGGCATCACGAATGCCCTCTGCTTTGCGTTTAGGGTGATCCACACTAATCTCATCCACAGCCCAACGTTCACGTTTACCTTCTAGTTCGTTGACCATCTCAGGCCAATAGAAACGGTAGATGTCAGACAGTAGAATGTCTTTAACTGCTTTTAGCTGTTTTTCAGCTAGGTTGGCAGTTGCGGACACATACAGTACGGTAGCTTCTGGATGTTTAGTAATGTGGTGTGCTACACGGTAGGCAATCATTGCCGACTTCTGGTGATCCCGTGGCAGCAATACAAGCTGGTTGTCTTTGGCATCTTCACGCTGCCACCATGCGCACAGTTCTTCGTGCACTGCACCAAGCACACGATGTGGAGCAACAAGTTTAATAAAAGTAAGCAGGTCAGCTTCCGCCGCCTGCTTTACCATTTCTTTTTCAGTCATTACCACTTAACTTTGTCTGCCCAATAAGCGGCACTCATTTTGCCTTTAGAAATGTTGCTAGCATGCCGAGCTTTAAAAGATTCACGACGCTTGCGATAACTCTCAGACTCGCCTTCTTTTTTAGGGCTACCAGACACACCTTGTTGACCAAAGCGAATGGTTTTAACTTGATCGCCCTGTTTAGCAACGACTACATGAGATTTAGTGGGGTGGCTAGGAGTGCGCTTAGGTTTATTAAAGCCAGCTACGCCAGCACGTTCTAGTCGTGGGTCTTTAGCCATTACTTACCCTTCATCATACACTTACCTGCTTTTTTACATTTAGCAGGAGTAGGACAGCCAGCACAAGGTTTGAATTGTTTGATTGGGATAGATTTTTTGGTTGCCATGATGTTCCTTATCGGTATTTAGCTGTTTTTGCAGCAATCTTTTTGGGTTGTGAGACAAACTGCTTGCCTTTAGCGTTACCTTTAGCTTTAGCCTTATTAGTAGCGGCTTTTTCAGCAGGAGATAGTGCGTTCCATGCAGCGTCTGGTAGATAACGCTTTTTGCCTTTAGAGGGCTTGCCGTCTGATGTGCGCCACTTCTGTGCGGTCCATTCTTTTAGTGACTGCTGTGGATTCTTCATGACTTGTACCCACCGCCTTTGGCTTTATATTCACGTGCAAGAAGTTGGGCTTTACGAGCAGACCACTCACCAGGATCGCCCCCTTTGCTACCCGCTTTAATTTTCTCAAACAAAGCTTTACGCATAGTTGGCTTAGTATAGACACCAGCTTCGTTTACACGGGATTTAGTAGCCTTTTTTTTCATTTCATTTTTCCCGTTTTAGTACGCGCAAAACTTTTGTTAGCTGATGCAGAACGGACGCGTAGGTTTTTCTTAGCATTGCTTCCACCTTTGCTAAGTGGTGTTTTATGGTCAACATCATTGCCGTCTCCTTTAGAAACACGACCTTCACGCTCTAACATTCGACGAGCACCGTTGCGTTTGGCACGGTCTTTTTTAACATCGTCTTTACCATCGTACTTTTCGTACTGTTTCTTATAATCACGTTTACCATTTGTCATGTATGGCATTACTTCTTACCCCCTACAACAATGCCTAAACGAGCCATATCGCCCGCAATGCGCCCCATTGATGGGGTAGGTATTTCTTCTTCCTTCTTAGGCCGTCCTACAGGTTTCTTAGCAGTTTCTGCAGCATAACCTTTGTCAGCAAGCCATTTAGCAGCAGCCGTGCCCCCGGGTTGTTTGGCGTGCAGTTTCATTTGTCCAATGGCTTCCGAACGTAGTTTAACTTCTAGTTCAGTTTGCCATTTGTCTACGTGAGGTTTGACTAGAGGATGGTTGCGAACTTCTAACCAGTGGTCCCAATCACCTAGCAGTGCTTGTGCAGGAGCATACTCAGAAGGATCACGGCACTCTAGAAATACTTCTTTCCACTGCTGCAGTGTGTACACAGGCTTAAACTTAACGTCGGGTCGCGCAAACTCTTTGAAGAGTTGTAAAATTACGCGCTTTCCGCTTCCGTCGAGGAACTTGGTTCGGTCAACCATTCGATTCTCCTAATCATACCGCGAGGTATTTGGTTTCGACGAGCTACAGTGCCGTCTTCAATTACGCCATTAGTAACAACAATTCCTTCTGGCCCATCATAAAGTAGGAAACCTACTTGCTTACAATAGACAGGTGCATACTGAAAGTCTTCCTCATGCTCTGCCCATGCTGTTACATCTAGCTCTGTAGCGTCTTCCCACACTACATACACTAACTTCATTTTTTATTGGCTTTGTGTTTAGCCATACGCTCGCCACGCTTAGGTAGTGACTTGCCTGCCTTACTTAGTGCAATAGCAATTGCTTGTTTTTGAGGCTTGCCTTTTTTCATTTCAGCACGAATGTTTTTGCTAATAGTTTTTTGAGATTTACCTTCAGACATTGGCATGTTAAATTCCTTTGTGATAAACAGTTTTACCGTTTTCTTTAACGGCACGTAATACGTTACACTTTAAATCATTTTCGTCGTACGAAACATGTACCCAACCACTGTCAGGTATGTCTTCTGTGTAAAACTCTAAAATAAGTTGGGTAAACTTAAAGTTGTCTCGGATGTATTCGGCTAATACTTTGTTGTCAATGCCGTTAATTTCAATGTCTGCTGCCATACCTAGACAGTGGTCGCTAACAGGGCTACCTCCCACAGCAGTATTCACTGCAGGACTTCTGTACCCACTTGTAATAGTTACTGGCCCAAACTTATCACGCAATGGCTGTAGCACATTAGCAACAAGAATTTGTAAATTATTTTTTACTTTTTCAGATGGCGTATTGTCAATGTTGCGACGAATTGCAACTTCTGATTTGCATAGTTCTGCTAGAGTAAAGTTTCTAGATAGTTGTGTCATTTAGAACCTGGTTTAGATAGTAGTTCTGTTTTAGCTTGTGAACCAGCAGAAGAACCAAAATAATAGGCGATGATGCCTGTCCATGCAGTACCTAGGGAGCCTAGCATCATAGTAAGTGCTGTATTGTCTGCAACAGACATTTTGCCAAACATCATGCCTCCAAGAATAGCAAAGAACCCTACAGTAACTGCGCCAGCTAATGCTGGAGGAACTAGTGACCGAGTAGTAGCCTGCATTTCACGGGCAGACTTTCTATCGTCAACAGCTAGTGCTTCAAAGTTTAAACCTAGCTCATTCTCTTGTTTTTTAAGTTCTAGTTCTGCGTGCTTAAGAGATGCGATTTGATCAGGTGTAAGTTTGTTATTACTAATAACTTCCTGTACCTTATCCTCATCTACACCGATGGCTTTAGAGATGGCAGATACAGCAATGCCTGCAAGAGGCCCACCTAATGCAGAAGCAACTGTAGGAGCAATTTGTTTTAACCAATCCATGCGTTACCTCGTGAATTAATTACAGAGACTACCATTACTAATATTGACGCAAACGCAACACCGACTGCAAGCATAGTGGCAATACCAATTGCCCAATCTACACGCTGCTTTGCTACCTTCTTACGTTTACGTTCTAGTTCACGGGCCTCTCGTTCTTTAGCTTGACGTATCTTACTGCGCTCAAGAAGAAGCTGTTCCCAAAGACCAGATTGTCCATAGCCATAAATTAACAGGTGCTTCAATTCTTCTTCAGACTGGCGCAACTGTTCCGCGTGCATTACAATTTCAAGAGCCTTACTAGTATCAGACTGACCCTTTTTACCTAGATCATTTGCTGCTTTTTGTACAACATCTTTAGCGTCAAAGAACTTACCAAACTCTCCGATGATATTGGAAATATCTTTGCCTAAAGCTTGCGCCTTCTTAATCGTAGCTACAGCAGTTTGAGCAGCAGCAAACGCTGCAGCAGCGGCGCTTATTGGGTCCATTAGGGTTTGTAGTTAGACCAAAACGCCGTAACTGCTGCTACTAAACCAGCAATCCACAAGATAGGTTTAGCTACTTTAGCTAAAAACTCTAGAACAGCAAAAGCCCCTCGCGCAGCATTAAACGCATCAACAACGTCTTTAGTGTTTTGATTAATACAATCTACTTTGCTTTCAACAGCAACAAGACGTTCGTATATTTCTGCGTGAGTTACTTCTTCAGCCATAGTTAATCAGCAAGTAAAGATTTAGCAATAGTTGCAGGATCTACACCGGCTGGAACCATGGCAGGATCTAAAATATCGCCCACACCATCACCAGAACGAAGTGCGTGAATACAATAGGCTACAGTACCATCGGTCAAAGCCTCTAGTTCATGCACTTTATCTGCTTTAATATAAATCATATACGGTGCTGTAAACTCACTAACTTGACCCTCAACAGTTACTTTAAGTTTACCCTTAGCAAGTAGTGTTAGATGGTCAAACTGATGTGTGTGCCCAACTTCAATGTCACCGGTTTTCTCAAAATACATCATGCGAGAAAACAAGTTTGCTACACAACCAATCATTACACCGGGTGCACTCATACAATTTCTCCAGGTACAGCTACACGAATTTGAGTTGCAGGAGGTGTGTAGTCATGTACTTTATCTAAACCAGCTTCTTTTACAAGAAGATCTTTTAATTCTTGCATTCTAAGTTTTGCTGTTGATTTTGATGTAAATTCTTCATAAATACCTTGGTAGTGATTAAACACACGATAACTACCTTCTTCACTATCGTCTTCTTTAACATCTCTCCACAACGTATTAGTACCTTCTACAAATACTACTGACATACAAAAACGAACAGCTTCACGTTCTAAATAAGCAACACGCGCAGTTTGAAGTAAATTTTCAGCGTCAGTTAAATTTTCAAAATGTTGTGGACCGTTTATTTGGTCAAAAACAGTGTATTTCACGATATTGCTCCATAAACTCTAGTTGTATTTCCACTTACCCAAGTAACAGTTCGTCCATTTAATGCAACAGCTTTTCCTCCTGCAGCACCCTGATAACTTGGGTTTCCAGTATTACCGCCAGATGCTCCCCATCCACCACCACCGCCCGCGCCTGCACCACCATAAGGCCCAGCCCCACCGCCTCCAGGACCTCCACCTGCAGAATTAGCAGAGCCACCAGCACCGCCTGTAGCTACAGAAGCGCCACTTGCACCTCCACCACCAGCGCCCCCACCTCTACCGTACCAGTTAGTGAATGAACCACTGCCGCCCCCAGCACCTCCTGTGCCGGGAAAAATACGTCCGCCACCACCGCCTCCTGCGGCGTAATACGTTCCATAGGGGCCTGAATAACTATACCAATTCCCGTTAGCTCCGGAAGAACCTAAACCGCCGCCACCTCCGGAACCCGTTCCTGTAGCAGGGCCACCTCCTGCGCCGCCACCACCTTGCGCATAACCACCTGCTCCACCGCCGCCGCCTCCACCAATGTACGCAGAAGCGTTAGTATTGTTAATAGTAGTATTAAATCCCAAACTAATTGCAGGGCCGCCCACACCTGGATTAGATGGTGAGCCAGCCCCTGTACCACCCATACCCATAATGTAACCGTTATTCACTAATGTAACGGTATCTCCTGAAGCGCCGCCAGAAAGTGTTAATGCAGGAGTGCTAATTGACGTTGCATATACATACACACCTGAATTTACAGTAATAGTAATGTCTGATGTTCCAGCAGAATATCCTGGAAGAGAAGCTACGTTAATAGACGCATGAGCAGTATTAGAACTAATTGTGTATGAAATTGCAGCACGGTTAGACTTGCCATAACCGTTACTCATAGAAATAGCACCACTAGGTACACCAAACAGAGTGCGCACGTTTGCTGCGCCCATGTTAATAGAGGCTGTGGAGCTAAGACCTAGTTCTACGTTAACTTGAGAGAGCGAAATTGCTCCTGAAGCTGGTAGCGTCATAGTTACATTGTCCCGTAAGCAGTTACGTTGCCGACAACAGTTAGGTTACCAGAACCATCTAGTTTAGCTTTAGCAACACCACTCACTTCAAAAAATAATACACCACCCGATTCGTACACTTTCCAAGTGGAACCAATAGGTACTTTAGCAGAAGCATCACGCTTTACATACTGGTTGTTGCCAGTGCCTGCACCGTAGGTAGCTAAATCTGTTAGATCGCTATCTAGTGCCTGTGCGCCAATGTCACCCGGCGTAGTGTTTGCTTTGACGTAAGTAAGAAGCTGTGCGCCAGTAACTTTTTTACTAGTTAAACTGTCGTTTACCTCAAACTCTTGTGTGCCAGAGGCTGCTGCTGCAGCCGTAAGGTCCGAAATTTTAATGTTAGCCATTAGTAAATCCTTTTCCAGTTACCTGAAATCTTTTTGTACACTGCTTGTAGAGCGTCCCAATTGCCGTTATATTTTGCATCAACATCAACTGTTTTCCAAACACCGCCAGTTTTATAATAGGCAGTGCTGCTGAAAGGAATGTATGTGTCGTTAGCTACCATGCTACCAATCATTTCATTAGTAGGAATGGCATTAGTAATGCGGTTGTCACCACTTTCGGTGACGCGATAGTCTTCACTTTCCAGAATACGTAAAAACTGCTCGTTGCCGCTAACTACAGACACATACTTGACAACACGACCTGTAGGACTAAACGTCCCTTGTGCGCTGCCAGCAAACTCTCCCTTAGCAATTAGTTTTTCATCTGCAGCCAGTGTTCCAGATGCAGTGAGGCTGGTTTCCCCTCCAGTTTTTCTGGCACCAGCAGCAGTCATCGTACTGCTGTTTGCTACAAGTGTAGCACCGTAACTAATAACGTTACCAGAAACAACTAGGGACGAGTCGCCTACAAAAGCTACTGCAGCACCTACCTTTGCTGTTGCAACAAAGTCGTAGCTGCTACTAGCAGAGAAGCTTACTTCTCCGGTTTGAAAGCCTTCAGTAACTCGCGTACCACCATTTTCTAAGAGGCGACTATCGCCGCCCTCGGTAATACGGTAGCCAGCAACTGCCATTATGCAATGGTTAGGTCAATGTTACCAATTGCAAACTCTAGGGTGTCGCCATCACCAATGGTTTTGGAGGCAGTGATGCCGCCGTGCCACAGGAGGTTGCCGCCCGAAGAGTTGTCAAAAATACCTACATGGCTAACTGTACCCCAGCTGCCACCAGATGCCGTGAATGACAGGGCACCCGTGTTGGAGGTCGTACCACCGGGGGTTGACGCGGCAGCAAAAGTTACCGCCTGACGGCTGTAGCCGTTGCCAGACACCTCAGTGCCGCCACCGCTGTCAGAAGGGGCAGCAGTGAATAGGCCAACGTACCAAGCTGTGGGCCGGGTAGCTGAACCAGTGGTCATTAGCCAGTCAAGAAGGAGTTTCTCGGAATAATCAGAAAGAGCAGACATAGTGTTCCTTTAAGAGCTTACTTTAAACCAAATGTCACCATTATTACCACCAGTTGGGGAGGAGGTAGAAACGGTGACTTTTTGTGTAATTGACAGATAGTTGTTGTAAATGGTGGTCATTGCAGCAGAGTAGGTATCATAGTCATCCTCTAGCTTGTCAATGTAGTCAATGCCATCTAAACCTTTAACTGAAGATACGTTAATTAGCCCATAGCCGTTCATGTCAATGTTTGTGAGCATGAAGTTGGGGCCGGTGCCGTCGCGGGACAGGGTGTTGTCGAACGCGGTTTCCACCGTATCAAAGTTGTCGTTCAGTGCGTCAATTGATCCGTAACGACTGCCAATGGGGTTTAGTGTGATTTTAGCCATGGTTTCCTGTGTTTGGAAAATATTGGGTGCTTAGAGTGTGTTTTGTTGCAAACGTCACTTTTGTACGTACATGTTTAAATAGTTTATAGGAGCCTCTAGGAGGCGTTTTTACCCCTTGTGGCTACCATCCCCTTACCTACCCCCTAAAAACGGCTAGAAACCCCCTTAAAATTGATTTTAGATTGTGTGGTGGGTGGGTGGGACTATTCAAAATAATAAAAAAGCTAGGTGGGTTAATTTCTATGAGATAGTTTTGAGGTGTTGTGCAATATAAAACCAACCCCCCAACCCCCCTTACCCGGGTCAGCCAAAATAATTACTGTCGTAAATTGTGAGAACTTTAGTATTATACTACTTTATTACTATATATACTACTAATATACTATATATAATACTATATACTTATATATATATACTACTTAGTTAATATATAGTAGATATATAACCCATTATCTATTTATATTACCCCCAGCTATATATTATATTAGTTATTTATATAATTATATGTTTATTTATATATAGTTATATGTATACTGAGTAAGTTAGTGAGTACTTGCTAACATTACTAGGAACATTCTGTAGATATATTCTATATGTTGACCGCACTAGGGGCCGTGCTACCAGGGAACATAGTACTTTTTACTACGTATTCCCCTACGTTTGACTTGGGTATTGGATGCTGTTACATTAGACCCATCGGTTCAGCGGCGTTGCACAAAAACAACGTTACCAGGGTGATGAGCTTAACAGCGAATTCCCCTAGGGTTGACAAGGTTTTAGGAACCCGCTAAATTCGGTACCACTGAGAGCAAGTTGCATTGAAGCTCTATAAATAAATGCAGCCCGAAAGCTTAGACTCCGGCTACCCAAAGTCCGGACGAGTTCGGTAGGGGTAAAGGGTTATGCTACTTAGCCCGGAAAAGGTAGACTAGCTGGAACGTTACTAGTAACGGATATGCCAGTAAGAATCGCTAGATTCTGGAAAGATATTGTGTTAGTATCTTTCTTCAACCTAGTAAGTCTTAACCAAAGCAAAAGGAAACATCATGTACGCAGCCGATCTTCGCCACGCCCTGCAACTTGCCAAAGATGGCAAAGACATTAGCCGGGAGGCTGGAACTGGAATCTGGGCCAACTATGTCCGGGCAACTTGCTACCCGATTCAACCCCGAAACGTGGAAGAATTGGACCGGGAGCATAAACGGGTAGTGGCAGAGTTGGAATCCATCAAGGAACTATCCAAAGATGAAAAGAATAGTCTCCGCTCCGCTAAGTCAGTCATCGGCAAGGCCGTTACTAATAACGTCGATGTCTGGAAGCGTAAGGATGACGGGTCTATCGAGACTGACGAAAAGGAAAATCCTACCCCCAAAGGTAAGAGTGAGTTGCAGGAAGCTAAGTCCGACTTTGAGCGTATGATGGCATACATTGAAGCAGCGCAGAAAAAGTGGGACAGCGAGACTCGCGAATCGTTCACCACTGAGGAACTGGATCGCCTGTGGGGTGCCATTGCGGTGCTCGCTGACAACGTGAACGGTGCCCGTGGTAACTAACTAAGGAGCAGGGGCAAAAGCCCCTGTTACTAATAACATGCTGTACAAAATCCCGAAACGTAAGCCTCGGATGTCTGAGGAAGACAAACTAATAATTGTTTTCGGATGCTTCCTGATGGTTATGAAGCTTGCCCTTGCTGTTGTCCTTACCGGAGGTTAATCATGGCTAAATCTAATGCTGGTGTGTTCTACTGTGTATTGTTTATAATTGTAACCATCGTCGGTTATCTCATCAAATAAGGGGCTAACATGCGCAAAATTGAACAGGCTATGTGTCTCGCAGTGGGTCAAAAGCGTAACTGGAAAGACGGGAACACTGAGGTTAAATTTGTGGAAGATGAGTTCGGAGAGTATGCCGACGTGTTCCTACACAAAAACCACATCGGAACCTACAATTACATGCACGTTAAATTCTTTGTCAATCAGGGTACTCTGGCTCGCTGGCCTACCCGTACCACAAAATCACGCCTGCGTGCATTGGGAGCTAGCGTATGAAAGACTTCTTCAATACGTTACTAGTAATCGGCCTGGTGTTCATTGCACTCGGTGCATTCTTTGATGTACTCTGGAGGTAATATGATCAAGTACTACATGGTTAAGTATGCCAACTATAAAAAGGTAGGTGGCTTGCACTTCATCCGTATCTACAAATTCGGGTTCAGTTTCTATTGGAGTAAAAAGGTCTGTCATCATGTCCAATCGTCGCTTAATTGAGTTCAAAACTCAGGAAGAGCTTGCAAATTTCATTGAAGAGTTCAACCAAAGATTGAGGGACAAAGGTATGCAACTTGATTTTGAGACTGAAAAATGGCTGGATAGCGAGTTCCATCGCATCTTTGTGGCATACAATTATGCCGACGTTACATCGGTGCAATGATGGTCAACTGGCCCTTCCCCGCAAAGCCCATCCCGGTAAACCCTCGCAAGCCTGCGCCCGCACGGCCTGATCCTGAGGACGCACCATTCTGAGGAACATATGACTACCTACCTTGACGTAAAACAATTCGAGACTTACGTAGCAGCATGTGCCCGCAATTCTGGTGTGTCGGTGTCGTGGGATACGTCCGACAGTGTGCCTCGCACTGATGGCAAACAGATGTGGCTACCTGCCATTACTAGTAGCAGCACCGACGAGTGGCTAGCCCGCATGCGCTACTTTGTAAAGCACGAGACAAGCCACATCGTGCAGAGTGACTTCGACTATCTCAATGAGCAGGCACCTACCGGTCTACTGGCCCTCCTGAACAATCTAATTGAGGACCACCGCATTGACTACCGTAACGATGCGGAGTATGTGGGTGACAGGAAAATTAGTAACGACTTCTGGACAATCCATGCCAAAGACATCACTAGTCGGTTGTCTGGCAAGGACAAAGAACTACAGGAACAACAGTTACTAGTATTGCCTGTGTTCGCATGGGATGCTGCCAATCGTGATTGGATTTACAGTAGTGCAGAATCCGTAGCGCAGATGCTTCCCTTGCTGGATGCGGAAGGACGCGAGCGTTACAAAAAGCTGCAAGCCTACACTGACGAGCTACTGGATGTGCGTGAGCACGGCGGTGCTGTAGAAGTTATGGAGCTTGCCAAGAAAATCCTCCGTGACTTGTACGACGAAGACCCAGAGAAGTACTTGGACAAAGACAAGAGCAAAGGTAAAGGCAAGGGTGAGGGTGAGGGAGATGCTGACGACGGCAAGGGTGAGACGGTGTGTGATGACGTAGACCGACTCATTGAAGTTGACAAGCTGGTGGCATCTATGGGTCACGAGCACAAGCCTAGCCGTACTGGTATCCATCTTAAGCATGTAGAAAAGGGTAGTGGTGTCTATGCAATTCCTACCCCTGATGAGTACTACATCCTAGGGTTTGACAAGCCTGTGCCTGCGGTTATGCGTGAAGCTATTTCCACACATCCGTACTTCAATAGTGGGGAAGTACAAAGCTACATTACTAATAACGCTAAGCCGCTGTCCAACAAGCTACGCATCAAGCTTCAGACACGCAGCCGTGACCGGTATGAGTACGGTAAGAAGCGTGGTAAGCTGCACAATGGTAGTCTACATCGTGTGTTGCAGAAAGATAGCCCGATGGCAGAACGTGTGTTCCGTCAGCGTGTTACTAGTGACACACTTGACACTGCGGTATGCTTGCTGGTTGACTGTAGCGGTAGCATGTCAGGTAGCAAGTTTGAGATGGCATGTGCTGGTGCTGGCGCACTAGCTGAGGCACTCAAGCCCCTGAATATCTCCTACAGTGTTTACGGGTTTACTAACCTTGCATTTGACAGACTGGATAATCCTGTGGTATGGTTGTTCTCTGAGTTTGGAGAACGTGTGTCGCAGCCTGATCTAGTCAAGCGATTCAAGGTAGCATCCGGTGCGCTGTGGGACAATAGCGACGGTGATGCCATTGCCTACGCATCCTATCGTCTGAGCCAACGCAAGGAACATCGCAAGGTACTCATTGTGCTGTCAGATGGTAGTCCTGCGGGTCGTGAGCGTGCTGGTGATGTCACTGGCTACACGCACAAAGCTGTCCTAGATGCTGAGAATATGGGGATTGACACCTATGGTATTGGTATTCGTGATAATAATGTGCGTAATTTTTATAAAAAGCACGTAGTTGTAGATCAACTAGACAAGCTTTCTCCTACCATTCTTTCAATTGTAGATCGGAGTATTTAACATGAGCAGCCCTGACCTGAACGACCGCGTAGCTAAAGCCATTGCAGAACACCTCGGCAAGGCACCAAAGACCGCAGCCCCCAAAGAACCCAAGCCTGCAGCTAAGGAACCTGTGGGTCTGAAGCCCGGTCAAGTTTGGTTCTCATCTGTGTTCGACTATCGTCCCAAGTTTGGCGACTTCGGAATCACTGCACCTGAGCCTGTCGTTAACCCAGAGGTTGCACGCCTGATCCCTTCTATTGATCCTGACTATGTTGTGCAGCGTGATGAAGCTGCATTACTAGTAGCGGGTATCGAGGATGGTGACAAGTCCCTGATCACTGGCCCTACTGGTAGCGGTAAGTCATCTCTGGTTAAGTATGTGTGTGCTAAGCTTAACCGCCCATTCATTCGCATTAACATGTCGGGTGACGTAGAGAGTGCATCTCTGTTCGGTACGCTAGTTGTGCGTGGTGGTGCTACCGAGTGGGAAGATGGTGCCATCACTGAAGCAGCTAAGTACGGTGCTGTGTGTCTAGTTGACGAGTGGGAGCTTATGCCCGCAGAGATTGCCATGGGTATGCAGAACCTGTTGGAAGACGGTGGCTATCTCTATCTCAAGGAGAAGCCCGGTACTAGTGATGATCGTACGATTGTCCCGCACAAGGACTTCCGTCTGGTGTTTGCTGGTAACACTGTGGGCCAGGGTGACACGACGGGTGCGTTCTCTGGTGTCGGTATCCAGAACAGCGCAACTATCGACCGCTTCACCAACACTGTGCGTCTGGGCTACCTTAGCCAACAGCACGAGATTGACATCATTACTAGTAAGACCGACGTTGACAAAGACGTAGCTACTAAGATGGTGCGGTTTGCACACCTTGTGCGACAGGCATACGACAGTGGTAAGATTGGCCTCACTGTGTCACCACGTACCCTGATCAATTGGGGTCGCAAGATGACTCGCTACGAGGCACAGTATGCCCTGCAAGTTAGCTTCCTTGAGAAGCTGACTCCTGACGACAGCAAGAGTGTGTCGGAGTTGTACGTCAAAGTGTTTGGCTAATGTGCCACCAACACATCAGCGCGTTTGTATATGACAAGAGGGGGCGATTGCTTTCCTCTGGTCAGAACAGCTACGTGAAGACACACCCGCTACAAGCACGTATTGCTGCGGAGGTAGGGGAACCCCACAAGGTTTTCCTGCATGCAGAGGTTGCAGCACTGGTTAAATGTGATTGGAACAAGGCACACCGAATACTAGTAACGCGCTATAACAAACAAGGCAAGCCCTTGCTGGCAAAGCCGTGCAAGGTCTGTCATCAAATTATTCGCATGACTAACATCAAGATTGTGGAGCACACATGAATACAAAAGAAATTTTAGAACAACTTGCTACTCTACAGAAACAAGTGGAAGCACTTGACAATGGTGAGATTGTAGAGGAAGATGGGTTCGTAGAGCGCATCATGTCTAGCGGTGAAAACACCTACGTCCTGAAAGCCAATGCTGGATATACTAAGGACGTTGACGTATTGTGCAGCATTGAAGACACTGGTAATGGGTACATTGCTAACTTCCCGTCCTATTCATCCTGTGAACAGGAGAACTATATTTGTATGGATTATGCAGAGGCAGATTATCTACGCAAATTGTTGACCTATTTGTTCAAAAAGCAACACACGGAGATTTAAAACATGAGCATCGAAGTGATGAAGCAGGCGCTTGAGGCGCTGGAGAAGTCGGTTTCGACCTGTTTCGACAGGTATTCCCACGAGCAGGTGCTGAGCCGCCCAGAGCATTTTATCAATCAGACCATTACCGCCCTGCGCCTCGCCATTGAGCAGGCCGAGCGAGTTAAACGCGCAGAGGAAGCCTTTGCTGCAGCCAGCGATGAGATGAAAGGCGAGCAGGCCGAGCGGCAGGAGCTAGTGTGTGAATACTGCGGAGGCGACCGATTTATCGCCCCGCCCCAGCAACCCGAAGCCCTGCGGCTGGCTGATGAGATTGGCGAGGACTACTGCCGCTGCCTGCCTGCATACAAGGATAGAGGCCGAACTGATCCGCAGTGCGAGTCCTGCAACACGGAAGACTGGCGACACGAGGCCGCCGCCGAACTGCGCCGCCTGCACAGCGTGAACGAGAAACTGCTGGAGGCGCTGCACAGCATTAGCCTTGCATCCCAAGACTCAGGCAGCACCCGAGAAGGTATGGGCTTATACGCCCGCGCCGCAATCGCCGCCGCCATCCGCGCAAGAAAGGAACTAAAATGAACGAACGTTTAGCACAAGAAGTTTTTGATATGTTAGAAGATGCACTGTGTGATCAAGATTGGGATTACGTAGTGGAAGCTAGAGAAACCTTGAGTAACTATCTGAGTAGGTGTGATGCACTTACACAGCTAGTGCAAGAGGGGCAAAGGTTAGGCGGTTACGACTGAGGAACAACATGACTACACTGTACGGACGCGAAGCTTTAGATGTGTTACTAGTAAGCACTCCCGACTTTGAACGCATTCTTGACGGTAAGCAGGAGAAATACAACCACGTCGATTGTCCTGCCGGTGATGACACTAAGCAGCGTCTGTACGTTAAGCATGTTGATGGTGCCATCCTATTCCACTGCCACCACTGCGACACCAGTGGATACTATCGCCCACGTGAGAGGTACTCTTCAATCGCTGACGCAGAGAACCGCATACCCCACACTGACGATGCCCGCGCTGCTCGTGCGTATGAAACGATAGGGGAGGAAGACTACAACAAGTTCCGTATTGAGGGGCAGCTTTGGCTTGGTCAGTATGGGTTTGACGCACAGATGTGCTGTGACTATGGCATCAAAGAGTTTGACAATGGGCTTGTATTACCTGTTTATTTCAGGGACATTCTTGGCCTTACAGGAGTTGATGGTTATCAAGTTAGACGCTATAATGGTGTTCCTAAGTATTCCACGTACACACAAAGAACATACAGCTATCTCTACGCTGGCCCATCAATGAGGCCGCTAGTCATCACGGAGGACTTGCTAAGCAGCTACAAAATGCATGCTGCAGGATTCTCTACGCTATGCCTTCTGGGTACTTCAATGCCACCAGAGGTTTGTTCGTGGATTGCGAGAGACTATCCTAGGCAAGTGTTATGGCTAGACGACGACAAAGGTGGGCACCATGGGGCACTTAAAATTATCAAGGAGTTCAGTGTGCTCATGCCAGAACTAACCGCCATCTTTCATAAACAACCAAAAGAAATTGACATGGATGAGTTAAAACAATTGGAGCTTTAATGAGTTACGACATTGATTTGCTAGCAGTTACTAGTAACAAGACAACATACGAGAGGTTCAAAGATCATGTAAAGAAACACAACGTATCCTCCATCACACTAGAGTTGTTCAACGCTATGGGTGAGTATTGGGAGAGCTACCCACTGCGCACAGACGTGGATGTCGCAGAGTTCAAGACATTCTTCTTCATTGTCAAGGGCAAGAAGATCAAAGATCCTTCTAAGTATGAATTAGCATTCGACAACTACGAGAAGGCACTGGAGCTAGAGAAACCGATTGTCAAGGACATTCTAGCCAAGCTGATTGAAACCGATTACGCTACACAGGTGTACGATGTGTGTGTTAAGATCGGTACAGGTCGTGGTGGTGATCTGCTCTCTGTAGAAGAGATGCTCAACAACTACAAGAAAGAAATTGGTGCCACCATAGAGAAGAGTGAGGTGTTCGTTAGCCCTAGCCTAGACTACCTGTCTAGCACAGTGGCTAGTGGAGGTCTTACATGGCGATTGAAAGAGCTTAACGTAGCGTTAGGTCCGATTCGTAAGGGCGACTTCATCATCATTGCTGCACGGCCTGAGACAGGTAAGACAACGTTTGTTGCTAGCGAAGCTAGTCATATGATGTCGCAGCTACAGCCTGACGAGCATGTGATTTGGATCAACAACGAGGAAGCCAGTAACAAGGTAATGATGCGTGTAATTCAGGCAGCATATCAAGTTACTAGTAGCGAACTGCTCAGCGATCCCAAGATGTACGAGCTAGGATTCCTAGCACAGGGCGGTGATAGGTTTCTGATTCTTGATGACGACAGCAACATCAAGTCAGCTAACAAAATCTCTGCACTGTTCAAGGAGTTCAAGCCCGGACTCATCATCTTTGATCAGCTAGACAAGGTGCACGGGTTCCAGAATGACAGGGAAGACCTGCGCATCGGTAAGCTGTACGAGTGGGCACGAGACGTAGCTAAGGAATATTGCCCGGTCATTGCTGTCAGTCAGGTTGACGGCACTGGTGAGGGTGAGAAGTGGATTCAGATGAATCAGCTACGAGGTAGTAAGACAGATAAGGTTGGTGAGGCAGATGCCATCATCACAATTGGTAAGAGTAACGAGCCGGGGATGGACTTACAGCGGTACATTCATGTGCCTAAGAACAAACTGTTCGGAGGCAAGGATACGCTAGAAGCACATCGTCACGGGTGTTTTGAAGTTGATATTGAACCAGCGAGGGCACGATATGTCAGCAAGTGGAAAGTCCGTTAAGAACGGCGATGTCTACATGGATGATGACGGGTATATGCGAGTTCTACTATCTAATACGTCGGATGTGTGGTTTACATATTTGGTACCAACAGAAAGCAAGTTTGCGTGGGTAAGTGAGCCTAGAGCAAAGGCATTCATTCCTGACGAAAGCAAGTACGTGATGAACATAAAGGACATGCTAGTCAGTGTGCGAGAGGAGTTGCTGAGTGAACCTAGTAATTGACCTAGAGACAACCATGCGGTGCCCTGTTGGAAACAACGCGGCTAATCCTATGTGGCCCGCCAATAAGGCAGTGGCATACGGAGCTATGTGGTTAGACACAGAGTTAGAAACCTATGCACATGCTTATGCAAAAGAGGGTTTAGATCTAGACGTACTGCGAGAAGCGTGTGATAGGGCTAGCATTGTGGTGGGTCACAACGTCAAGTTCGACTTGCTGTACGTCTACCGCAATACTAGTGACAAGCTTCCCCGTATCTGGGATACGCAGCTAGCCGCCTACATTCTCAGTGCACAACAGCATCTGTACGCTAGCCTAGACGACTTGACGCTACAGTATATTGGGGCACATGCACTGAAGGATGACAAGATCAAAGCCTACTGGAAAGCTGGTGTACGCACTGAAGACATTCCAAAGGGTGAGCTACTGTCCTACCTAGAAGGTGATGTACGTAACACTACAGCCATTTTCAAAGAGCAGTGGGACGAGTGTGAGAAGCTAGACTTGCTACCTCTGATGCTCACACAGATGGATGCACTACGTGCCACCATTGAGATGAATCGTAACGGTATGCGGGTTGACTGGCACTACGTAGATCTACAGCGCAAGGCATACAGTCAGGTGCTGAAGGCAGCTAGGGAAGATGCAGAGGAACTAGCGCCCGGTGTAGACACTGCTAGTCCTAAACAACTGTCCCTCTACTTCTTTGGTGGAGAGGAAAAATATAAGGAGAAAGAACAAGATGGCTTTTATAAGAACGGTAATCCACGCTTTAAAACTGTGGAAAAGATTCGTAAGATCGAAGGTAAATACCCACCTCCGGGGGAGCTAGGTAAGGGTGGCTATTACAGCACTGACGATAGTGTGCTGCGCGAACTAGCATACAATCGTGCTGACCGTCTTGCCGAAACATTACTAATAATCCGTGAGTCTAGCAAGATCAAGGAGACATACTACGACGGCCTGAATAGTCTGCGGTTTCTAGATGACAACATCTATCCTAATCTCAATCACTGTTCAACCAAGACAGGACGGCTATCCTCCACTAACCCCAACCTACAGAACCAGACAGACGCAGGTGACGTGAAGCGTTCCTACGTTAGTCGCTACGGAGACAATGGTCGCATCCTAGAGCTAGACTATTCGCAGCTAGAGATGGTTGCACTGGCCTACCTAGCAGATGACAAGCAACTTATCGACGACATCAACAATGGGCGAGACATGCACCGAGAGCTGTACAAAGGCATGTATGGTGTGTATCCCACTGACAAAGAGCGCAAGCCATTCAAGCGGTTTAGCTTTCTGCTGGTGTATGGTGGTGGAGTTGCTACGTTGATGGCACAGAGTGGTTGCGACAAAGCCACTGCAAAGAAGTTCATCAACACGTTCTACACACGCTACAAAGGAGTGAAGGAGTACCATGAGCGAATCGTAAAGGAAGCTGAAGCTAAGGCAGTGGTTAGCTACTTAGCCGACAAGACTGGCCCCGAATATCACTACTACCATGCTAGTCCCACTGGTAGGCACTACATCTTCAAGAAGTATCCTAACGAATACAAGGGTGGGCTATCGTTCAGTCCTACCGAGTTGAAGAACTGGCCCATTCAAGGCTTTGCCACTGGCGACGTTGTACCTATGATGGTGGGTCTACTTCTCAACAACCTAGAGAAGGAAGGCTTGCATGAGGAAGCGAAACTAGTAATGACTGTGCACGACAGCGTAGTGCTTGACGTACCAGAAAAACTACTATACAATGTAGCTTCAGTTGCAAAAGATACTTTAGAGGCTGCTCCGTCATATCTAAAGGCTATCTTCAATATTGACTTCCCATGCAAACTAAGCGTAGGCGTGGAAGCAGGAATTAACTGGCAAGACAAAGAGGAAATTAAACTATGACAGGCGAACTAGAAGATGCGTCAGACGCATTTTGTTGTGGTGATGTTACCTTTTTGAAGGGCGGTTACGAAAACCAATTCTCATTGAGGCGATTGTTTGAGTACAAAGAAAAAAAATACGAAGTAAAAGCAACTAAATTGCTTGAAGAAATAGAAGAACACCCACCAATGTATATTTGGCATGGTGGTTACGAAACATTTGAAATTAAAGGAATCTAAATGAGCTATATCATCGAGAACATCACCCAGAAAGAAGTCAACACCAAGTTCGGCCCTAAGCCAGCATTCACTGTGCATGCTAACGGTGATCGGTTTAGCTACGGCTTCAAGAAGCCAACCTTCAAGATTGGCGACACCGTAGACTTCCAATATACCGAGAACACCTACGGCAAGAACGTCGATCTAGCAAGCGTTCGTCTACTCAGCAAGGGGGAGGGTGCACCTGCTATCTCCGGTGTTGTTGTAGGCGGTTCTAGCCCTGGTCCTAAGGCTTATAGCAACCCTGCTAAGGTGTTCCCAATTCCCCCGCTACATGGTGATCGTGCCATTGTGCGTCAGAATTCAATCACCAATGCTGTGAAAGCTGTGTCTGATATTCTCGACAGCGATGGTATGCATATCGAACTGTACGTAGACACCATCATTTCAGTTGCCCGTAAGTTTGAAGCCTACTCCTGTGGCGATCTTGACGCAGCACAAGCTGAAGAGATGGTTTCTAAAGAGGCATAATGAAGACAATCGACACCCTAGTAAGCGACGTTTACAAGTTCATCAGTGGTGAGGTTCCCGCAGCCACTACGAACAACAATGTAAGTGTCAGCTACGACAAGTGGCTTAGCCCACGGTCTTCTGTTCGGGAGAAGAACATTCTGTACTTCAGCGAAGTAGGTGATCCCTGCCCACGACGCCTGTGGTACAAATACAACTCTCCTGAAATTGCAGAGAAGCATGACGGCAACACCCTGCTCAAGTTCTTCTATGGCGACATTCTGGAAGAGCTAGTGCTCAACGTTGCAGAGGATGCTGGTCACAGTGTTACTAGTAAGCAAGAGCGTGTGCTGTATGACGTTGGTAATGGCTGGTATATTCGTGGTCGCATTGACGCAATCATTGACGGCGTAGTTGTGGATGTGAAGAGCACCACCAAGTACGGCGAAGAGAAGTTCAAGAACAACCTACGAGAGGACCCATTCGGCTACTACCAACAACTAAACGGATATGCTTCTACTCTTAACCATGATAATGCTGGCTTTGTTACTATTCAGAAAGAGCTAGGGCATATCAACTACTACCCCATCGAGGTAAACAAAGCGCTGTTCAAGCTGCAAGCTGACCATGCTGTAGAGTCTGTATCACAGGCTACCCCTGACAGCATTCCACGGCTAGACCCTGTTCCAGCTAGTAAGACCAGTAAGAATAGTAAGCTGTGTACATCGTGTAGCTATTGCACCTACAAGAAACAATGCTGGCCTGAGATGCGTACATTCTTGTATGCTAGCGGTCCAGAGTTTCTAGTGAATGTTGTGGATGTTCCACGAGTTCAGGAGATTGTATGAGAGTAATTAAAGAAGGGTACGTTCTGTATCACATCGCAGGCAAGAATTATGTCTGCATGCAAAACACACAGACACCTAAAGTATATGCGTCCAAAAAGAAAGCTATTGAAAGTGCAGGTTATCGTAATGTAGATAACGATCCACAATTTAAAGTTGAGAAAGTATTTCTAGTAACAGGAGAAGATGATGACAACCAAGCAATTTGAATTTTCATACTCAACCAACGAAGATCCTGACGAGGTTACATTCGACGACATTGAGTATCCCCATCACAAACGCATTGACCACCGGGTGTATTTCACCGACAACACTCGCTGGCCTGACGTACTACGAGAGTTTGCAAAGTTCCTAGATGCTACCGGCTATGTAGGTGTGTACGAGCGCATTGAGAAATTCATTGATGAGAACGATGCTCCACTACGTAAATATCTAGAGGAAGACGATGAAGATACTAGTAATCCCGGATTGTCAGATTAAAGATGGCGTTCCTACTGATCATCTCGATTGGGCTGGTCGCGCTATTGCTGATTACCGTCCTGACGTTGTGGTTAACATGGGCGACTTTGCAGACATGCCAAGCCTCTCTACTCACGATGTTAGAGGAAGTAAGTACTTTGAAGGACTACGATACAAGAAAGATGTAGAGGTAACCAAAACAGCAATGCAGAAGCTTCTGGCACCTCTCCGCGAACTTCAAGACAAACAGAAGAAGAACAAGGAGAAGGTGTACAAGCCCCGCATGATTATGCTTCTTGGTAACCACGAAAACCGCATTGATCGAGCCATCAACAACAACCCTACACTAGAGGGTTTAATCTCAACTAAGGATTTATGTTATGAACGAGATTGGGAAGTACACGCATTCCTTCACCCTGTTTTTATCAATGGTGTTGGTTTCAACCATTATTGGCCTGTTGGAGCTATGGGTAGGCCCGCAGGTACTGCTGCCGCTATTATTAGTAAGCTCCATATGTCTTGCATTGCTGGCCATCAGCAAGGAAAGCAAGTAGCGTACGGTAAGAGGGCAGACGGACAACCCATCTGCGCCATCATTGCTGGCAGTTATTATCTTCACGACGAGAGTTACATGGACCAACTATCCAACAAACACTGGCGAGGTCTTGTGATGCTCAACGAAGTTAATGACGGTCACTTTGATGAGATGTTTCTATCCATTGAATATTTAGGTAAGCGGTATGGTAAACTACAGCAGACGACTACGGAGGGTTAAGCAGTTTATCGAGGAAAACTTTGACGACCCTGTAGAGCTAACCATTGCTCTCGGGTTGTCAGTAGAAGACATTGTTAATCTGCTTCCTGACGTACTGGTGGACAACTACGATAAATTCTTTGACGACGATGACAACACTGAAGAACACACGGGTAAAACTGAGCCGGACAACACTAGATCAGGAGAAGATTGGGAAGACCCGGAAACGAGAGATTATTAATAATGTGCAGGAACGTGATTGGGAAACGGAGTTAAAAGATTATGAGCGAGGTCAACTTAGTATGGACGACCCCGGATGGGGAGAAGCAGATAGCTTACATGGCGCGGGTGTCAAATCCTGATAACCAAGACAACCCTGAGTCAGCCAAGCTTCTTAAATATCTAGTGCGTAACAAACACTGGAGTCCATTTGAGATGGTGAATGTCTGTATGGAAATCACCACGACACGAGACATTGCACGGCAGATCCTGCGTCACCGTAGCTTCAGCTTTCAGGAGTTCAGCCAGCGTTATGCAGAGGCAAGCGACTTTGAGATGAGCGAGGTTCGACGACAAGACACTGTTAATCGACAGAACAGCATTGATGTCAACCCTGCAACGTCCGATACAGATCGACAACTAGCCTACTGGTGGCAAGGTATTCAGAGTAAAATCCTGAATGACGTAGAGTTTCTGTACAAGAGTGCGTTAGATAAAGGCATTGCCAAAGAGGTTGCCCGTAAGATACTACCTGAAGGCATGACTGTTTCTAAGATGTATATGAACGGTACGCTACGCAGTTGGATTCACTACGTAGAGCTACGCACAGAAGCAGGTACACAGAAGGAACATCGTCAAGTTGCTTTACAATGTAAGGATGTTCTGGTACAATGTTACCCTTTCTTGGAGGAACTATGGCAGCGTGGTTAATTGCACTTATCGGTGTAGTATACTTGGTAGTGGCAATCAACCTGCTGCTTACTAGTAAGATTGGCCTAGGCATTGCATTCATTGGGTACGCCCTAGGTAATGTGGGCCTGTACATGGAGGCATTAAAGTGATTAGCGAAGTAGATATTAATGACATGAAAGCACTGTATGACTTGGATAACAACACGTATTTCAAACTTGCTCCTACAGATGTCGTGTCAGTTCCACCTGACAGTAACGAGTTTCACCTCTCAGGGGTGTATAAATTTCTGGGTCTTGATGGAATGTATAGCCGCTGTCTTGACGAAGCTGGGAATCTACATCACTTTGCAGCGTGGACTAACGTAATTCCGTGGAACGAGTGAGGAACGACGGGGAGTGGACAGAGGGTCGCTATAGATCGTTCATTACTAGTACGCTACGTGGTGGGATGAGACGGTGGCCCCCTAAGTGGAAGGCACTGAAGAAGGCAGAGTTAGGTAGGAAAACAAACAAGAAGACAGGCAAGCTAGCCATGCACTACCTGTGTGGCATGTGTAACGAAGAGCACACAGCCAAGGATGTACAGGTAGACCATATTCAGCCAGTAGTAGACCCTGCTACTGGTTTCGTTTCTTGGGACTTGTACATTGATCGTTTGTTTTGTGAGAAAGACAACCTGCAAGTATTGTGCACCAAGTGCCACAAACTAAAGACAAAGGAAGAGAATGAATCTACGAGAGTATCAAGAGCTAGCAACAAGGTTCGCACTACCGACAGCCCTAAACCGCGAGTATCTAAGCCTAGGGCTAGCAGCAGAAGCGGGGGAAGTAGCAAGCCTAGTAGCAAAAGCAGTACGAGACAGCGACGGGAACCTAAACCGAGAGTCGTTAAAAAAAGAGTTAGGTGATGTGCTATGGTTCGTTGCTGTGCTAGGCCAACACTACAACATTGACATGCTAGACTTAGCTATGGGCAATATTAATAAACTACGCAGCCGTGCATCGCGTGGTGTTATTGGAGGAAGTGGAGATGACCGATAATACACAATCGGAAGAGTTCTGGGTACACCACGTAGTTAAGGATTTTGACTACATCGTTAGCAGTGGTAAGTATCCAGATTCAATTTATAACCTGCTGTCAGATAAGACAAAGACCAAGTTGTTCACACTTGCAGCAAACCAAATTTGTGAGGAGACAACCAATGGTAATGGCTATTAGACTAATGGCGGGCATTGCTTTAGGTTTTGACGTAAATCCTGCTCCGGGTGTTTACGTCAGCATTTACTTAGGCATTGTTGAACTTGCATTTTATAACCCAGAGGAAATTGAAGAATGACACTTGGTACTTACGAAACTTTCATTGCGAAAAGCCGCTACTCACGATTCCTAGACGACAAGAATCGTCGAGAGCATTGGCCTGAAACTGTAGACCGCTACATGAACTTCATGAATCAGCAGCTACAGAAGAAGCATAACTACTCTATTCCACCATCCCTATACACGGAGCTACATGCAGCCATCCTAAACTGCGAGGTGATGCCCTCCATGCGGGCTATGATGACTGCAGGTGATGCTCTGGAGCGAGACAACACTGCAGGTTACAACTGTTCCTACCTGCCTGTGGATGATGTTAAATCCTTCGACGAGGCTATGTATATCCTGCTGTGCGGCACGGGTGTCGGCTTCTCTGTAGAAAGCAAGTATGTCAACAAACTACCTGAAGTACCTACGCAGCTATTTAATAGCGATACTACTATCGTTGTGTCTGACAGCAAAGCTGGTTGGGCCAAAGCCCTACGTCAGCTTATCGCCCTACTGTATTCCGGGGAAGTACCAAAATGGGACACCTCTAAAGTCCGTCCGGCAGGGGCACGCCTTAAAGTCTTTGGTGGTCGAGCTAGCGGCCCTAAACCCCTCATTTCACTCTTTGAATTTGTTACTAGTAAGTTTAAAGGTGCGGCGGGACGTAAACTTACCAGCCTGGAGTGCCATGACATTATGTGCAAGATTGGCGAAGTCGTGGTTGTTGGTGGGGTACGTCGATCAGCGATGATTAGCCTCAGTGATTTGTCAGATGATCGGATGCGGCATGCAAAAGCAGGACAATGGTGGGAGCGAGAAGGACAACGAGCACTTGCAAACAACAGTGCATGCTATAATGACAAACCCACTGTTGGAGAGTTTATGT